TCACAGATACCACAGTTTCAGTGACCATGCCGACATTTAACGCAGTCAATTTTGTTAGACTCTGTTGAAATCTTTTCAGTTTGTCTTCTTCAGGTATGTCTTGGTTTCTGATTGTTTCTTGTAAACGTGCTTCTTCAAAAGATTTAATTGCCATCTTTGTGAATTGATTGTAATTCAAAGGATTCGTTTTCACTTCCATGTCTGCCACAAACACAGTTTCTTGATATTGTGCTGAAAGCAGTTTGTCCAGAGATGATTGTAAATCTAATTCAAAGTCTCTTTGTATTTTTGTGTTAGGTATTGTGACTGGCACAGACATCTTGTCGCCGTAGGTAGCCATTCTGATCGCAATCAGTACAGCATCAACATCTATGCTAGGCATTGACCAAGCATTCTTTATGGCTGGCACACAACTCTGTATCACTGTTACAGTGGCTTCACCGTTTAATAATGCATCTGGTGTTTTGAAAAGTAGTTCGTCTTTTGCTGTCATCGGGTACACAGCAATCTCTCCTGACTCCGAAACGTCTATCGCTCCTTCAGGATAAAATTTATAACCGCTAGGCAGTTTGATATACTGCTTGGGTTGTCTGTAATATTTTTTTAAAGGATTCGCTTGTGGTGTTTGTCCTTGTTGCAATTCTGTCATTTTATCTCCAATAAATACAAAAAAGTGTTACGCACTTTTTAATATACACATATTTAGTGATGAGTATAAAGTGCGTACTTAATGATTGGATTTAAATACAATTTGGTAATATGGCAGATTTAACACCAGATCAATTGGATGCATTGGCAAAGGGCATAGCCGCCTCAGGCATTGCTCAGGAAACCACACTCAAAGCATTGGTAAAAGCACTGGGCGGATCCACAGGCATGGCGGCAGTGGCCCAAGCCACAGGAAAGACTGCCAAAGAAATGAAAACGGTGGGTTCGTATTTGGAAGATCTCAGTGAAGATTTAGAATCAACAAGCACTGGTTTAAACAAATATGCCAAATTTCAAAACAAACTCAACATCGGTGTGTCGTTAGCCACAGGCAAATTAAGCGATTTAGGAGGTATAGTAAGAGTTGCCACTGGACAAATGGGTGTATTTGGACAGGCTGTCGGTTACGCGGCAAGTACACTTTTAGATGCGTTGGCTGACAATGTTGAATTCTATAGAACACTTTCTACTGTGGGTGCGACAGCAGGACAAAGCATCAGTGATCTTAGACGAGTATCCGGACTAACAGGACTTACAATGGGGCAACTAACTCAAGCAGTTGCGGCGGCTCAAGGTAATCTTGCTTTACTTGGTGGAACTGCTGGTCAAGGATTCCAAAGATTTTCTCAAGCACTTGTTGAACTATCACAAGGTGAAACATTCGAAAAATTAACTGGTCTAGGATTTACAATGGATAGAATCGCCGAAGGTGCAGGTGAATATTTAGAAATTCAAACTCAATTAGGCAGAACACAAACAATGACTTCAAGAGATCTAGCCTCTGGTGCGGATGAATATCTAACTAACCTAGACTTGTTGACAAGACTAACAGGAAAAAATAGAGATATGTTGGCACAAGAGATGAAACAGAATGCCGCTGACAATAGATTAAAAATACAAATGGCAGGTATGGATCAAAAACAACAAGCAGTGATACAAAGAGCATTGTCATTAACAGATAAAGGTTCACAAGAACTTGGACAGTCATTAAGGAATTTAATTGCAACAGGAGGTATTCCTACAAATGCAAGAGAGGCTGGTATTCTACAGTTGCAAGGATTCAGTGAAGCACTAGATAGAGTCAGCAGAGGTGAGTCCGGTTCAGTAGAACAATTGATGTCTGTGTTCCAAACAGCGGCACTAGAGACAGGAAATTTAAGTGCAGAAGAAAGAGCCAGATTTGCACAATTAAAACAATTCGGCGTGGACTTCTTTGATGTAAGATTTGAAACTATTGCATTCAAAAATGCTTTAGGTGATTTAGAAGAAGTAACTGAGGAACAAAGAAAAGCACAAGAAGCCGCAGGCACAGCCGCACTTCAATTTGATAGAGCAACTCAAAGACTCAGAACAGCATTCGCGGCAGTGTTGGCTCCGGCAACAACAATGTTGGCAGGTTTATTTTCAGGAATTGCCGCAGTTCTCGAAGGATTAGGCAGTGTGGTATCTTTTGTTACTGAAAAACTTGGAGACTTTGGTGGAGCAGTTGTAGGTGTCCTAGGTTTAATAGGTGCTGGTGCAGGCGGAGCCTTTCTAACAAAGATGGGCGCCAAAGGTGTTAGTAAGGTTGGCTCATATCTCCCAGGCGGTGGCGGTGGCGGTGCTGTTACTAAAATAGGAGCAAACATAGGTGGACTTGCTAAAGGAATAGGTGCAGGTGCAGGAAAAATATTTTCTCTATTAGGAAGAGCATTAGGCACATTGGCTAATCCTAAAATTTTATTAGGTGCAGGTATAATATCAGGTGCCATTGCAATCTTAGGTGCAGGTATTGCCGGCGCCACATATCTAATGGGTGGTGCATTAGAAAAGTTTTCAGTTGGTATGGAATCCATCACCAACATAGATGGTTCAGCACTCAAAGACACAGCAGATGGTTTGAAAACATTGGCAGGCGCAATGGTGGACATGGGACAAGCCACAAATGCATCAGCCACAGGCTTTTTTGGAAAACTCTTTGGTGGCGGACCAGAAAACTTTGCCAAAAGTGTCAATGCAACGCTGGATTCTCTTGACAAAGGCAAGATTGATATGTATGCTAACAGTTTAAGTAATCTTGGCGAAGCAATGAACAGTTTGAATACAGGTATGTCAGGCACAATCACAACTTCCGCAAGTGAAACGCAAAACAAGTTGGATAAGTTAAATACTACAATGGAACAAGTTTTAATGGTGATGAGCGAAAACAATAAATTTGCTAAGAACGTATCAGACAATACAAAAATAGTGGCGGATAATACATAATGAGTTGGAAAAAATTTTTTAGTGAAGTACCAGTTGCAGGAGCATCTGATGGTACATATTCAGCAATGGGCGGTGGAGTAACAGGTAAACCTGGACCAGCACGTTCTAACTATTCATCATATCTTCCAGATGTGTACAGTGGTGCACCAAACAGAATAGAAAGATATGGACAATACAATGTGATGGATATGGACAGTGAAGTAAATGCGGCACTGGATATTCTTGCAGAATTTTGCACACAGAACAACACACAGAACAATACTCCATTCAAATTCACATACAATCAGAAAGCAACCAACACAGAAGTACAGATTATTGAACAATATTTGCATCAGTGGTGCAAATTAAATGATTTAAACAAAAGAATTTTCAAAGTAATGCGTAATGTATTCAAGTATGGTGATGCATTCTTTATTAGAGATCCAGAAACAAAGAAATTGTTTCATGTTGATCCAGCAAAAGTTTCTAAAATTATTGTAAATGAAAGCACAGGAAAAACTCCTGAACAATATGTTGTTAGAGACATCAACTTTAACTTTAGAAATCTTGTAGCAACAACTCCATATCAAACAACTGGTAATGTTACTGGCGGTGGTTCAGGATATTTAACAGGTGGTGTAAGAGGTATGGTTGGTGCAAACTATCAAGATTCACCAGGAACAAGATTTGCAACAGGACAAAGAGAAATTGCTGTTGATGCCAAGCATATGTTCCATTTAAGTTTGAGTGAAGGTCTAGATTTAAACTTTCCATTTGGAAACAGTTTGTTAGAAAGTGTTTTTAAAGTTTACAAACAAAAAGAATTACTAGAAGATGCAATTATAATTTACAGAGTACAAAGAGCACCAGAACGTAGAGTGTTTTACATTGACGTAGGTAATATGCCATCGCACTTGGCAATGCAATTTGTAGAAAGAGTTAAAACAGAAATACACCAAAGACGTATTCCGTCAAGCACAGGTGGTGGTACAAACGTAATTGATTCAAGTTACAATCCATTATCAATCAATGAAGATTATTTCTTCCCACAAACAGCAGAAGGTAGAGGTTCTAAAGTAGAAACATTACCAGGCGGTACTAACTTAGGTGAGATTGATGACCTTAAATANTTTACAAANAAACTATTAAGAGGTTTACGTATACCAAGTTCTTATTTGCCAACAGGTGCAGACGATGGACAAAGCCAATACAATGATGGTAGAGTAGGCACAGCATACATTCAAGAATTAAGATTCAACAAATACTGTGAAAGATTACAAAACATGGTATCAAATGAATTCAATCAAGAGTTCAAACAGTATTTGATAGAGAAAGGTGTAAACATTGATATAGCAATGTTTGATATCAAGTTTAATCCACCAATGAACTT